CAGCGACTGCTAGAGATCTCCTCGGACGACTACAATTGGCGTATGAAAACTTGCCGAGGTGGATGCAGCAAGGCATCGTCGCATGGAACAAAGGATCCATGGAACTCGAAAACGGATCAAAAATAATAGCAGCATCTACATCTGCATCAGCAGTTCGAGGTATGTCATTCAATATTATCTTCCTTGATGAGTTTGCATTCGTGCAGAATCATCTTGCAGATGACTTCTTTGCATCTGTGTATCCTACTATATCTTCTGGTAAATCTACGAAGGTTATAATAGTATCCACTCCACATGGTATGAACCATTTCTACCGAATGTGGCATGATGCGGAGCGTGGTCAGAACGAGTATTGTCCCACGGAAGTGCACTGGTCTGAGGTGCCAGGTAGAAATGCCAAGTGGAAAGAACAGACTATAAAGAACACGAGTAAACAACAGTTTGCTATTGAGTTTGAGTGTGAGTTTCTAGGATCTGTAGACACACTGATAGCAGCATCAAAACTCAAGGCACTGGTATATGAACAACCCATAGAGCAGAATGGTAAACTCTCTGTGTATGAGAGACCATTCGAGAAAAGAGATTATATCGTGACAGTGGATGTGGCAAGAGGTATATCAAAAGACTACAGTGCCTTCATAGTTGCAGACATTACAGAATTTCCATACAAGATAGTCGCTACGTATAGAGACAACGAGGTCAAACCTATGTTGTTCCCATCTATCATACATGATGTAGCAACAGCATATAACAATGCATATGTTTTATGTGAGGTCAATGACATAGGAGATCAAGTAGCATCTATACTATTCTATGATCTAGAATATGAAAACTTACTAATGGTTGCTATGCGTGGTAGGGCAGGTCAAATTGTGGGATCAGGATTCTCTGGTGTCAAAACACAGTTGGGTGTCAAGATGAGCACTACTACAAAGAAGGTAGGTTGCTCTAACCTGAAGACACTGATAGAAGAGGACAAACTTATATTCTGTGATTATAATATCATATCTGAATTGACCACGTTCATACAGAAAAAGCAATCGTTTGAGGCAGAAGAAGGTTGTAATGATGACCTTGCTATGTGTCTTGTTATATTCTCATGGTTGGTGGCACAGGACTACTTCAAAGAGATGACAGATCAGGATGTAAGAAAACGTATATACGAGGAGCAGAAGAATGCTATAGAACAGGACATGGCACCATTTGGTTTTGTGCTTGATGGTCTGGAAGATGATGACTTGACTGATAGTGATGGAGAGAGATGGAAGAAAGCAGATGAGTATGGTGATAGATCATACATGTGGGAATATAATGGATGATCAAACCTAAATGTCTCGATAAGTGGGGGTTTTTTGGTTGGAGTGCTACAGGGTATCTTCTACCTTGTTGTTGGATGGATCATGAGAACATGGAACTGATACCTGAACTCGTGCAAGAAAAATTCAAGGTAGAGAATGTAAACAAAATAAGTGATATAATATCATCAGATGAGTGGCAGTCTTTTTTTGATACTATAAAGAATGATCAAGAAAATGCTCCTCACGTTTGTCATCATTATTGTGGATCATGTACGGAATCAACTTAGATCTATCAAATAGATGTACTAATAGATGTCCTGGTTGTGCAAGAGATAAATTCAAACATGTGCCTGGTTCCGACCTTACACTGGCAGACATGGAGAAGATATCTAATTTTTTTCAAGCAATAACATTTTGTGGGCAAGTATCAGATCCTGTACTTCACCCTAAATTTCATAATCTTCTTGATATATGTTTAAGAAAAAATAGGAAGGTTGTTGTTCATACTGCTGTAACAGTCAAACCAAAAATGTGGTGGACAAAATCTTTTATAATGTCAAGAGGTAAAAATATTGAATGGGTATTCGCTATAGATGGTTTGCCAAAGGACAGTCATAAGTATAGGGTGAATCAAGACGGGGAGAAATTATTTGACATCATGTTGAAGTGTGCATCTTTCGGTGTGTCTACCACATGGCAGTACATAGTTTTCAACTACAATCAAAAAGATGTTGAGCATTGTAAAAAAATAGCGAAGGAGCATAATATAAAGTTCATGCAGATTGACTCTGGTAGGTGGGGCACAGATGCATTGAAGTCATTACAACCTGATAAAAATTATTCAAGTGTAGATGGAGTATCTGTGAGGAAGTATGTGTAAACTTCTACTGAACGCAGGGTACCCTGCCTCTGGAACTACATCACTATACTATACATTGTGGAGTAACAAATATGGACATGGTGGAGGTGTAAAGGAGGGTAATTACCTTTTGCACTTACAAGATCCATTGAAATATAAAGAACGTGATAAACTTCATAGAAGAAAAAAAGAATTTGGAAAGCACATACCAAGACCATGGATGTTGCCTGTTGATTTTTTCAAAACTAATCATATGTTTGATCATAGAAAAGCAAGTATTGATAAGTACGTCAATTATTATCTTGACTTGTGGGAGGACATAAAGGATCAGTATCAATCAGTTATGGATTTTTCTAACACAGATGAACAACTGACTGAGAATTTTATGATGTCAATCAAAGATCAATTACTAAACCACTTTGACATCAAGGTGGTCATGATACTGAGAGATCCAATCCGCAGACTGTGGTCGTATAGTAATAGAGTATCAAAGTGTGAGGGGGGCACACCTCAATCAATTATGAAAAAACATTTTTATAACTCAAATCTAAATTATGTTCAGAAATATAAAAAATATATTAGAGTTTGGGGAGAAGAAAGGGTGTGTGTAATAATCAATGAGGACTTTTACAAAGGTGACACAAAAACTCTATCCAATTTTTTGAACTATGATATTCGACCCACATATAATGAGATAAACCACCTTGATGATATAAAAAGAAAGGAATACTCACAATGGTGTGAACTTGACAATGATATGTGGAAATATGCTTATAATAATATGAAATGGATATATGATAATTATCAGGAATACTTTGGTTTTATACCTACAGCGTGGATAGACGCATAATTTTATAAATAATTTCAGTCTAAAAAGAAGGACCCATAGGGAGTTAGAATGGCATTAAGACTTGCATCTCCAGGTATTTCAGTTAGAGAGGTAGACCTCACAAGAGGAGGAGTGGATTTCACTCTGAATGTTGTTGGTGGTTTAGCTGCTCCCTTTGCAAAGGGACCTTGTAACGAAATAACCAGAGTAAATAATGAGAATGAATTAGTTGAGATATTTGGTAAACCAGGTGTGGGTACCACAGATTATCACTATGAAACGTGGTATGCAGCATCCAATTTCTTATCATACGGTGGTAAGTTAGATATAGTAAGATGCGTGGGTGGTGACCTAAACACAGCAAACGTTGCTGTTGGTTTGGCAAACACTACTCTTCTCTTAGAAGGATTAGAGGATTACAACAATAACCAAGCAGATGATACCAACTGGTATTTTGCTGCTAAGAATCCAGGTAATTGGTCAGAAAACATCAAAGTAGCAATCATTGATAACGCTGCTGACCAAACCATAACACCAACACTAGAGACAGGTACAATCGCTGCCACTAAGGTTGGATTCGGTGTAACACAGGCACTAACAGGAGTTACTGTTGGAGTTGGTACAACTGCTGCAGCAACAGGTATTCTGAAAGGTGTAGTTACTGGTAAAACAGCAACAACACTTGATGTCAAGGTTGTAAGTACAGTAATAGGTGGTTCAGAAACATTAGTTGACTATCAGCAGAACTCACAGTTTGAGTTCAAAACAGGTACGATGCTGAACATCGTGAACAACTCAGGATCAACTGTAGGTAAGAGTTCAACAATCACATCTGCTGATTGGTACAATGCTCAGAATATACTTACAAGTGTGGCAGACGGTGGTTCAGATTTCACTACTCTCAAATGGAGAGCAGTGCTCAACAAACCAAAAACAAATAATTATGTATCCAGAAGAGATGGAGCGAACGATGCTCTCCACATTGTTGTTATTGATGCTGGCGGTGGAGTCACTGGAGATGTC